CCGTAGATGGATTCGAACCATCGCTCTCGATGATGTACTTTTACGGAAATGCTACATCAAGCATAAAGGATATTCCAAGCTCTTACCACTGAGCTATACGGCAGATAGCAACAACTGTTTTGATTTTAATCGCACTGCCAGTTGTCAAAGAATCTTTGACGGGTGAACACGTCACCTGGATTTCCATTGGTAAGGTATGGGGCTTTCGCCTTGGCTCATCGCCGGCACTACTCACATAGTGCTTTGCCTTCCGGTGTGCTACGTTTTCTTCGCACATTGCCTCTCGTCCTGCTATTTATTTGTTGAGGTTTACCACTCTTTGACCCAATCGTCGCAGGTGGTAAGTGATGGCTCTCGTGGAGTTCCCCTTGCAGTTTCTGAGTATCTTAATTCTTTTGCTTGTGAAGGGTAGGGGATTCGAACCCCTGATGTCCTACGCTTTTTCGCCGCTGTAAGCCGTCAGCGACTTATTCCGATGCACCAGCTCTGCTTGCTTGTATGGTGCAGTGACTTCGACCTCTCGTCTAACCCTTCAACCTGTTAAGGTTTGCCGCCTTTCTTAACACGTTTCTTTTTCGTGTTAAGCATTGCGTTTCTTTTTGCTTCAAATATCTGATGCCGCATATCTTCTCTGTACCTTAGATAGGCTGCAGGCGTATTTTCCTTTATTCGTTGCTTGATTATTTCCCTTGCTCGCTTTGCAGCTTTTGGCGGTATAGGAACTTGGTCTATAACTCTTTGGCATACACATGAGAATGATGGATATCTCTGATCAACATGTATTCTACGGTTTTCCTTGCATGCCGCACATTCTTCTGATAGAAGGTCTATCTCAGGATTCCAGGGGCAAACAGCACGGTACTCGACCAGTACACCATATGTTACTTTCTCCTTAATGCGACCTTTAGCATATACATAGTCACCTGTTACGACTCTTACCTTTGCATTCGGAAAGACTCTCAGATACGGAGTCGGACTTTTCTCTGATTGTGCTATTGCTTCCATATCACCATTGCCTCCTTTCTGTTCTGATTGTAAGGTGTAGGATATAGATTGCTTAATGGAGACTCTTCAAGTCCTATATGCCTTCTACACGTGTGTATAGAATATGAGTAATAAAACTGCGCTGACTTAGCGTTAGCAATTCTCTTGGTACGTGTGTACTTCTTTCGAAGATTCTGCCATGTGTATCTTACAACATAAACAGATTCCTCTTCATCCCACCAGAGCTTGACCTGGTAATTCTGGCCGAGATTGTTTCCTTTGGTTGATTCAATTAATTCCATATTAACACTTGTTTGGTTTATAATATTATAAACGATTGCTTTGTTCTTTATTGGCTTTTTTAGCCTCTTCAGCCTTTTCTTTGGCCTCTTCCAGTAAGAACATCACTGCAAGAATCAAAAAAAATAATTCCATAATTATCAGTCTTTTAGAGTTTATTATTTAGAATGACGATTCGGTTAAATTTGTATCACTCTGAATATCAAATACCCTCTTCGTTTTTACTGCTGCAAAGATAGGGTGAGTAATTGAGACGAAAAAATTATTTTTTATGTTGTAAAACATATTTTTCAAAAAAAACACTGATGCCTTCACAGGTATCAGTGCTAATAAAAAGCAATAATATAATTATGGATCACGTTACTTTATTCCATTCGATTCATTGATTCGTCTGATTTCCTCTTTCATTCTTTCTACTTCTTCGAGTGATGGGATGTTGGATTCTTCTTCATCGTCTTCATCCTGGCGCTCGTCAAAGGAGAATGGGAGCCACTGTTCGGGCGTTAGCTGTTTCTCATTTTTTCTGAAGCTGAAGAAGGATGAGTAGGCTGTGAGTCGGAGTAGCTGATATGTCAAGCGGTCGCGCTTTCTGTAGCCTCTGATGATGCGGTCTGCCTCCCATGCCTGTATCTCGAATAGGAACTCTCTGCGTGAGATACCGACTTCACCTACGAGCAATTCGTATATGTCGTAGGTGGTTAAGATTTTTTTGGCTTCTTGTCTCCTTTCTTGTCGTCTTTATTGGCGTCTTCGACTGGTATTTGGTAAAACTTAATGAAGAGTTCTAATATAGCGGCAAAAGCCTGTAGTATCTCTGCTGCATTAGCTTTGTGGAGAATGTCTTTAATGGTAATGGTCTGTTCGGTTCCCTCGTATTCGCTGGACGCGATGTTGGCAGCGACGATAGCACATGCGACTTTTTTTCCATCAGGTGTTTTGTTGTCTTTTGCATCCTTGATGGTAGAGTTTATGAATGTATTAAGCTCTTCGCCTGTTATGTCGTGGTAAGCAATTTCAGTTTGAAAGCAGTAAAGGAGTTTGGCTTCTTTTCCTGCGATTGTGATTTTCTTCTCGTTCATAATAATAAATGTTAAGTTCCTGGATTGTATTCGTCGTTGATTGGGCCTACGCCGGTGAATTGCGCTCTTGCTACAGATAGGTCGCCGTTAGGTGATGTGAATTGAATGTCGCTCAGTATAGCACGTCCATTGTAGTGATGACCTTGTGCAGATACATCGCGGTTCTTTTCTCCTGCAGCGCCGAGTGTTCGAATGAATTCGAGGTCGTATTCACGTCCTACCTGGAGTTCATCGGCTGCGATTGCGCCTTCGCGATAATACTCATCGTCGGCATCTACTACCAAGGCTTCCACTTGTACATCCCAGTTGAAACCAACTGGTTCTGTGCGAATCCAATCATCGTCGGTGTCTTTGGTATTATCTTCCTGGGTTACGAGTGCGAGATGACATACACAGCTGGTTGCCGCAGCTATGCAGCGAGTCGTTTCGTTAGGCAGAGCTGCCATGATTCGAAGATTCTGTCCCTTTATTGTTGCCATATTCTTTTGGTATTTAAAAAGAGCCTCGCCTCCAGTAGTGAGTGCGAGGCTCCGATAGAAAATGATAGAGTACGAAGTTCCTATGAGAGAGGTCCGTTACCAGTGAATTGCACACTGATAGTAGAGTTCTGTCTGTTAGCGGCGGTGATGTTGATGTCGGATATCCAAGCCTGACCAGATTTCTTGATTGGTGCGTTCTGTGCTACACGGTTGTTGACACCTGCGGTCTGATCAAATGACAGAGTAACTGCAGTCTTGTTAATCATCAGAGACAAGAGGTCTGCAGGTATTTCACCATTAGAACCGTTATCTTCCAATACTACAAGAGCATCGGTGCTGGCATCCCAAGAGAGACCTACCACATCTTGCTCTTGCCAGTCGCCGGTAGAATCCTTGGTAGAGGAATCTTCTGTCTGAGCTGCGATATGGAATGTACAAGTTCGTGCCATAGCTATGCACTTGCCGCCTACCATGAGTCGAAGGTTCTGTCCTTTAATTGCGCTCATATATTAGTCTGTATTAGTTTCGCAGATGTATGTCAATGACTGTGCAAATAGAGGTACCCAGGGGTTATACTTTACGGATCCAGCTTCGAATTCGTAGTCAAGCGGGACAAGCGCGTAATCAGGCTGACTCTCTACTGCATTCTCGAAGTAGTCCCTGACTGTTTGACGAATGGTTATACATATATCACCAAGGGTCTCGCGGTCGCTGGCTCTTACGTCGATGCGAATATACACCTGGTCTTTATCTCCCTCGTAAGATTCGTCCTTGGTCAGCTTTTCGTTCTGCATATCATCGTAAGCAATGATGATAAAGGGAACTGGCTGATTCAGCAACTCTTCTTCAGGCACTGTGATAGCCGTATTTTCGATACGTCCACCTACCATTGCTACAAGGTCTGGATTAGACTTTAGTGCATTGTAGAATACCTTGTCAGTAATCAGAGACATAATACTGCGAATAGTTAGTAATTCTTGTTAATTTTCTTCCAAAGCAGGCTGCCAGTCATTTCTTTGCTGCTGCATCGAAGCTGACAGCCTGCACGATATGAATCGAGAAGAATGCGGGGTATTAGCCTTCAGTTGGTTCAGCTTCAACAATCTTGTAGAGACCGAATGCCTGGCTCTCTTTGTTTGCACCGTTGATGTAAACAGAGAGATCAGTCATAGACCATGCCGTGTTGAGGATGACACGTGTCACGTTTTTGTCAGCGAGGGTGATTGGATCAATCGTCATGCGAACCTGACCATGCTGCTGGAGGGCGAAGAACTCCCAGTAGCCGACTTCGATAAAGCGGTCAGAAGTTGGAACCAACTTGCCTGCGCTGTTCAGAGTGCGGTTCACGAAGTGGCTAACGGTGTAAGGATAGCCTGCGCAGAGACCGTTTTCGATTACGAATCCACCAGCGGCACCGGCAATCTTTGGAGTGGCCTTCAACTCAGCCTCGGTCACGCGGTCCATAGAGATACATACGTTGCCCTCGTAGAAGCCCTTGTCAGAGAACTCGGCTACAGCCTGGAGGATATTCTTGTAGGCGTTGGCACCGAGCTCGATGTTCTTTGGAGTCATGCCAGAGAACGGACCCCTGTTCTTTGCCCAGTCAGCCTGCGAGTAAATCTTCTTGGCGAGATACTCACGGAGGGAGATGGTGAACTTGGTCTGCACGAATGCCATGAGGTCAAAGGCAGCGTTGTCAATGGCCATATTAGAAATTGGCACCTTCAAGCCGACACGGTTCTGCGTAGGAACGATCTTCTCGAACTCGAGAATCTGGTCGTTCAGAGCCTCTACCTCACCGGGTTCCTCCATCTCGACGTCGTTGACGCTTACAGGCCACAGTTCGTTGCCTTCAACACCTGTCACGATACCAAGACCCTGGGGTAGTCCGAGACCTTCGTGCAGGGTAGGAATCATTTCATGGATTGAGAGTTCGATAGCACCAGAAGCGGTCACGTTACCCTTGATGTTGGTATCGGTTGAGAACAACAGGATTTCACGCTTCTGTCCTGTCTTGGAAGCCTCAGACAGCAACTCGCGGAACGACTTGGCAATGTTTGCCTTCTCGCGGCTTGCGTTAGCCTCCTGGTTAGTTGCATCGAGGGTGATGCCCCTCATCTCGCGCTCACACATCTCTATCTCGCGTGTGAGGTTGATGACTTGCATCTTCTCCTCATCATTCAGTTCACGATTGGCGGCCTTCACGTAGATGTCGCCGAGCTTCTCGTTAGCGGCATTACGCTGCTCACGAAACTGAGAAAAAGTCTTCTTTTCCATACTTTAATCGGTTAAAAATGGGGTTAATATGTTGTTGATTCTAATCTTTTATCGAAGTCTGCGAGTCGCTGAAGGTGCTCCACGCGGCGTTGCATCTCGCGCTGCATAGCTTCGCGCTGCATCTGTGATTCTTTTTCTTTCTCGCGCTTACCGGTTGGAGTATTCTCCCAGAGCTCACGTGCGTTGACACTGGTCTGCTTGTATGCAGGGTCCATGCCGATTGTAAGAGCTGTGATAGCACGGAACTTCTTGTGGGTGATTTTGACATCTTTACCGCCGTCGCGCTCTTCGATGTCGTACTCATCAGGCCAAAATTCGAAAGAGCATCCTGAGTAGTCACCGCGTCGTACCATTTCCAGACAGCGGTCGCCGATATCAC